TAATCCCTCATACCAAACATTGATAAATGCTGCAAATGCCGTTGATCGTGCAGAGAGCAATTGGTACGAAAGACGCAGGGAAGGGTTTGATCAATTAGACTTTGGCGATTTCAATAAATCAAAGGGTGATGTAGAAAGGAAGTATGCAGAGTTGGTTAGTGGTCTTTCAGTATATGATTTTAAATCTACTTTTGATAGAGTAGGTCCCTCTAGAAAAAATGCCACTGGTGTCTTCAGGTTTGTTCATAATACATTCACCAATATGGGTATAACGGATGGGTATTCTACTGAAAGGTATGAAGAAGGTGAGGAAGATGACGATGGCAATATTGATTATGTAATTTCCAGTGATGTATTAAATTACCACGTAGGTCGCGGTAAGGGAAATGTAGATACACTGTATGACGATTTAAAAGCTTTCAGGACTAGTTCTAAATCAAGCAAAGATTTTTACAGGTTTGACGATGATGACGAGGATCCTGGCTTCGTCAGAGTATCTGATGTATTCAAGGGATTCGGAGAAGTACCCATAGCGTGGAAACCTAAAAGTGACTATTCTCCTCAACAACTGCAGGTAATGAATGCCGCTGGGACTGACTACAACAGTCAGGTTGGCCCTGTAATCGAACAATATAAAAATGCTCTAGACAAATACAACAAAGCAGGTGGAGGCCCCCTGGAGTTTATTTTTTACGATGGTGGTACTTCCGACTTCGTATATGAAAATTTTCAGGGTAAAAATACCTCGTATAACAGACCCAATAATCTTGAGTCCGAACTGATCAAAGAAACTAGGGGGTTTGGATCATGACCTTTAAAAGTGATGCGCTTATTGATCTTTATACAATTGACATTGGTTCATCTCGGACTGCTAAGGATTGGGCTGGGCCATTGAACCTTGTCCCCGCCAATCAGTCAGATGCAAAGCCTGTCACCTACATAAATATTGCAGGAAACACTGCAATCTATAGGCCCTCACACATGAGTGTTGGTGGATTTGAGATTTCTGGATCTAACAAGCTTCCACAGCCGAAGGTTACGTTCAGCAATATGGATGCAGCATTTACTGATATAAATAAAGAATTTGATGACCTAGTTGGTTTTAGATTAATCAGGATAAGAACGTATGCAAAATTTTTAACCAAGATAGGTGATGATCCAGGCGCATCACCAAATACCAGTGCTCACTTTCAACCCGACATCTGGATGTTCAATCGCAAGATGGAGGAAAATAATCAGTATTGTGTTTATGAACTTGGATCTTTATTTGATGTAGAGGGGATCCGATACCCCCGCCGCCGAATGTATAGCAATTACTGCCCTTTTATCTATCAAGGTCCTGACTGCCAAAATACTTCAAGCTTTAGAAAGTGTGGCAAAACACTTGCACAATGTAGACAGCGTTTTGAACAAACTGGGGGTGACTTACGTTATGGGGGTTTTCCTACCGCCACCTAAATATGTCTAAGTTGCACACTGATATTGCAAAGGCTTGCGTCAAGGAAGTAGGTAAGGAAGCCTGTGGTGTTATTTGTGGTTCTGAAGTAATTCCGTTGAAGAATATGTCAGAAGAGCGCGAAACATCTTTTGTCATAGATGCCGCAGATTATTTAAGGTATCTGCCCGAAGTTATCTATCATTCGCATCCAGTAGGCGATAATGGTTTTAGTGAGCAGGATATTGTTGTAGCTTCAAATTTACGGCTTATTTCTTACGTTTATGTCGTAGAGGCAGACCGACTGGAGAGGTTTTCTTCTGAGACAGGTACAACAGTTTTTGAAAAGGTACTAGGACGATGATGCAGATTAAATTCGCTGGTGAGATTGGTCGTCGGTTTGGCGCTAGCCATAAATTTGCTGTAAAAACACCAAATGAAGCTATCCGTGTTTTATGCCAGTTAATACCTGGCTTTAGGACTTTCTTGACTTCAGCCCATGAAAGGGGCATCTTTTTTCAGATCATTACATCTAACCAGGAAGACGGAATTACCTACGACGAGCTGGGGCTTGGTTGCCAATCGTTCACATTAGTTCCTGTTATTACAGGCAGGTTCTTCGGGATGTTTGGAGGAGGTGGCGGGGGGTTTCTTCAAATTCTTGCAGGTATTGCTTTAGTTGCTTTTGCAATGACCGGCTTCGGCTTTGTGACCTGGGGTGGCATTGGAACAATTTCTGCAGGCATACAGACAGCCACTGCGGCGCTTGGCGTTGGTCTGCTATTTACCGGAGTGGCATCATTATTCGCGCCGGGTGTTCCGACAAACAAAACTGAAAATGTTGATGCTGACGACGCCGTTTCTGCAGGCGCTGCGCCAGTGGCGGTTAATGGTGAAGCAGTCCCTTTGTTATTCGGTGAATATCTAGTTTCAAGAATGCCCGTTATCGCTTCTTATATCAAAGATAACGAAGGGTTCTTTATGGGTCTTATCTCAGAGGGAGTAATTGCAGGTTTTCCATCTGGTGGTGTCAACGAAAATTTATATTTAGATGGTCTAATTGCGAAGTCAAGTGTTCTCACTGATGTTGAGTTAACAGATGGTACTCAGACCTCCAAGGTAATTACAAATGTAGACTCAGCTGGTTTCAGTATTGGTGTTAATGCTCCATTTAATGCTCAAGGTGGTGACTTTGATGAGCCGGATGATGGTATTGCTAATACGCAGGTAACAAGAACCTTTACACAGCTTGAGGCTGATACTGTCCGGGTTCGTCTCTCAGTCGGTCCTTGTTATCAAACCAGAAACAAAAATGATAATGATGGCGATACAGAACAAAAGTTTTTATCTTATACCGATAATGGTGAGCAAGGAGATACTGATAATCCCACTCGCATGATTATCAAGATAATTGATGGGAATGGTGACATTATTCACCAAAAAGATGATGATGAGTTGATATTTGAGAAACAGACTTCAACTAAATTACATGAATTCAAATTCGATATTTCTGGGAAGCAAACTCCAATCTCTATACAGGTAACAAGAGTAGATCGAAAAGGAGCTAGGCCGCCAACTTCTGTCCGAGGTGGTTCTGGAGTACGTTAATACTCCTGGGTCAAAAGTGGAGTTACCTGGGTGTCCGCTGACATTACATGGGCTGAACGACTTGTTTATCCGTTTACATCCCTGATGGCTTTACGATTCCAAGCGGGGGAGTTTTCACGTTTTCCCGCAGTGCAAGTCCGTCTTAAAGGTATTAAGGTTCCTACCCTAAATAACAGCTTAAAAGTTAGTTATAAGTTTAGTAAAAATCCTGCGTATATTTTGCTAGGACTTCTCACAGATCCTAGGTATGGCGCGGGTCATCGGACTTACACCAAAAATGGTGTTGAACATGTGCAAGCTGGGATACGAATGGATGATATTGATTTAGCATCTTTTAAAAAAGCAGCTAAATACTGCACAGATCACGGTATTGAGTTCAATGGCTATATAAACAAAGACTCTGATGCTTTAAGCCTGTTTAGAGGTATTGCTTCTACGTTTCAGGCTCAGATTATTTATGCTGGTGGATTTATTACTTTGGTAGTAGATGATGTGGTAACAGATGCGGGTGACATTAGAATTTATTCCTCTGCTAATACCATTGGATCTGCTGAAAGTGGTGAAGCATCCTCTCACTTTACTTATGAGGGTACGTCTCGTAGATCTAGGTCTACTGCAGTGGAGGTCAGCTATATCGAGCCTGCAGAGTTTTACAAGGAGAGAAAGGTTTTAATTGAGGATCCAAAACTTATTGATCGTTACGGATACAACTTACAGAATGTTCGTGCCCTTGGTTGCACCAACGAGCTTCAGGCACGTCGTTTGGGTCGATACACCCTTGCATCCAATACTCTTTCTACTGACACTGTTTCATTCAGAGTTGGCCCGGACGGCGCGATGTTGATTCCAGGCGACGTTTGTCTGGTTCTGGACCCTTTAAAAACGGGTCTTGTATCAGGCGGAAGAATCAAAGCGGTCAGCAATAATACAATTTCTACCGACAGAGAGTTGACAGATAAAAATTATTCTTCTGATTATAAGGTTTATGTTTACGGCAAGTCTGGTGTCGCGCAAAAATACGATGTCAGTTCAGTTTCAACCAGTGGGTCAATAACTATTTCGGGCAGTTTTGGCAATAACAAACCAACAACAATGGATATGTGGGGTCTAGTAAGACAGAGAGATGATTTTCAGTCTGATAAAGAACCTATGTATCGTGTCCAGTCCGTAAAGGAAGAAGGTGATGGTACTTATTCTGTTATTGCCATTAAGTACGACAAAACTAAGTTCCCCTACGTCAACAACACCAAAGATAATGAAACATTAACAACGGGTGGATATGGTAATAGATCTTACCGAGGTGCGCGGAAATTGACAGTCAATTCCAAGACCATTTCCTTCTCTTTACGGACGCCAGACTAATGACCGCTAATCCAGAATCTTTGATGACTATTACATGGCAGGCACCTACATTCCCTGCTTATGCGACGTGCGATGCGATTATTCCTGGATTTGTATTTGGTGGCGATGAGTTGGATTCGACTGTCGAAAGGTATGAAGTTGAGGTTTTCAACAACCTTCTTGATGCTTATATCAATAAAGGTTATTTCTATACTAATCAAGCTGAGTTTAGAGCAGCAGATTTAGGGGACGCTAAAGTTAGAATACGAGCTATTACAAGAGAAGATATTAAAAGCGACTGGGCTGAATCCGGTACATTTTCTCTATATGGCTTCACCAGTGAATTTGGTGATGTTAGGAACACAATCTTTTTGAGCTTTGTCTGATGACGCTGTATGGTCGCGATGCAAACGGTAACGATGCCTATATCCGAGGCACCGGAGCAGGTACTACGACTGATGGGCACGTCACATTCCATGATGTGTTTTCCGATGAAATTAAATTTGCTGCTGTTGATCTGACAGCGTCGGGGGATCTTCTCACCGCTGTCGCCGCAACCAAACTCAGAGTCACAAGCTTCAGTTTGAGCAGTGACGTTTCATGTGCTGTTCAATTCCAGAGCGAAGCCACTGATGATATTTCTGGTGTCTTTTATCTAGCTGGCAACCAGTCAATTTCTCAAAACTGCGAACTAGGAATTTTTGAGACTGATTCAGGGGACAAGTTGAATCTTGTAATTACCGAGGATTCACTCCCAGTCCGTCTTGTCGATGCGACTGGAGACACATTGACCATTGAATCCCATGGTCTGAAGTTTCGTGAGGCTGTGAAGGTTGCTTCCACCGGCACGTTGCCAGCAGGTCTAACAGCAGGGACGGTGTATTTCGTCGTAGAGGACACCACCGACACAATCAGGTTGGCTACCTCTGCTGCTAATGCATCACTTGATCCAGCATCTGTGGTCGACATTACTGATGCGGGGTCTGGAACGATCACTGTCACCCGCGCAGTCAATGTCGGCGTAACCCTGAGTTATAGGCAGGTTTAATGATGACAAAAGTTTATGGAAAGCTATTTGAAGACGGTCGCGATGGTTTTTTGATCATCAAACCCTCAAAGCCTTTCTTCGGCTGCAGTAAGCATGAAAAGCGTTTTCCTGTCAGCGAGGGTTCTGTCGACATTGAACTAACACCTACTCCACCCGGTATTCAGTATTTGGTGGCATTTAAAGATCCTGGTGACTTCAGTCGTACCGAGTTCACTCTCAAATGGCGTGTACCCGCCGTTGATCAACTCGATGTCTCACCCGCCAAACCCAAGGCCAAAGATCCAACTCCAGCACCTGGGCCTATCTCAGATCAAGTTCAATTGAAGCGACTGGCGACTGAACTGGCGTCAAGTCTTCAGCAAGTAGCGACACTGCAGCAAGAACTTAGGCAGACTCAAAGCCGTCTGGACGATGTGACTTCTAAGTTTGATACATACAAGCTTTCTGCTGAGCTGTCACTTTCCTCCAGAGACGCTGCTATCACAAGCTTGAAGGATTCTTCTGAACCTGAAATTCGCACTGTATATAAATCAGTTCCAGTTCCTGCAGCACCTTTAAAGCAGAGGATTTCATTTTTAGAAGATGAGCTTGATCGTCTAAATAAGATTAATAATGAATATTACCAGAGTGTCGTTGAATTGCATCAGTTAAAGTTAGATAGAGCGCAGAGTCTACCTTCTCCAGGTCCTATTAGTAGTCCTGAAGATACTCCGAGGCAGCGTCTTATCAACAAGCTCTTTAACAGGTAGATATGAGTTTCGACAACATTGCTGTAACGGTTCGAGAGGGCGACACTTTCGATGAACTGCAGCTCAATATTGAAAAGCCATGGGGCACACCTCATGACTATTCAAACTCGGTATTAGTCGCCGATATTCGTCGTTTCTTCAACGACTCAACCGATCCAGTATCGGCTGTTGATAGTTGGGGAATTGTTGAAGTCGACCCCACGCTTGGTAAGGTTTCGCTGCGTTTGTCCAGTCGCCAGACTGAAGCACTTGGGCGAAACGTCCCACTGGGCTATGAGGAGCGCGGTATTAACCAAGGTGGTCTAGCTACTGCGACTGATCAATCCGATGAAACGCAGGGTGCTTTTCTTTGGGATTTGCGTGAGTATTTCTCTACAGTTCAAGCAACTATTACTGGTATTACTGCCGGTACATCTTTTACCGCCCCTGGTGGAGTGGTGTCATCAAAAGTTCGTATTACAACTCAAGCAGATCATCAGCTAACTACCGAAGATCAGATTCTAATTTCTGGGACCGGTCAAGCTGTGTATGACGGAGTCAATTTTCAGGCAAACAAGTTGGTAATTATTAGTCCAACTATTTTTGAAATTGAACCAACAACAGCCGGAACGCCTGCTTTTTCTGCTGGATCTACCACAGGAACGGTATCCTTATATCAGGAGGATACTTTAGCAATTGGTACTTTAGAAGTTATTCCTCGTATCTCCAGAGATTCTACAAGCTAAGGGTCAAATCTAATGTCATCTGTCCAAGAAGGTGTAACAGTAATTACTACGGGCAGGACAACTCCGATCCCGGCAGGTCAAGCTATCAGCGATAAATCTGTACCGGTAGTTGTTGCTTC